GGCCGCATTTGATCCAGAGGATTACGACTATTTCCCGGCAACGTACCTAGACAACCCTATATTCGCCAACGATCCGACATTCTTAAAGAACCTTGAGGCGTACCCGGCAGATGTGCGCGATGCGCTCAAGTTCGGCTTGTGGGGGGCGGCTGGCGGATACTTCCGAGGGGTTTGGGATGAGAACATCCACGTGTTCAAGGATGGAAGCGTTCGGTTCCCGGACTGGTATCGCCGCTGGATTTCAGGCAACTGGGGATATGAACATCCGGCCAGCTACTACAAGCACTGCATGGGTCCGAACGGAGAAGTCTATACATACGATGAGCTTTACACCCAACACGAGCAGCCGGAAGACTTGGCGGAGCATATAGCGGAGTGGGCGGTCGAAGAGAATGAACACGGAAAGATGGAGATTCCGCAGTTCATCAACTTCACACATTCTTTCGATGCGGAATACAGTAAGGCAACAGCGACGATGGGCGCGGATATGCGCAGCGTGAATCAGCGCATGACGCCGGTTCTGCGGCGAGAGGGCATCCCAATACCGCTGCCGAGCACAAGAGATAAGCTGGGACGCGATACGCTGATGAGGGAATTGCTTGCCAAGCGGATCAGGTACGGAGAGGATGCAAGTGGTCACCCATTGGAGTATCCAGGCTGGATGGTGAGCGACAAGTGCAAGCAGTTGCGCCGGGTCATTCCGCTGGTGAAGTCGGACCCAGTGAAGGTAGAGCAGATCGAAGGTTCGAGCGACGGCTCAGACTCTCCGCTTCAAGGTTCCGGGTACGGGCTGTATGCAATCTTCGGCCGTCCAGCCTCCAAACCGTTGCAAGTGAGGCAGCAGGAGTATTATCAGAGCTTGAGTCCCAAGGCGGACATGACGGCAAAGAGTGTGCTTATGGCAAAATGGAAGCAGGATAACAATCCGAGAAAGGGGTCAGCATGGGCAGCGCGGCAGTGATCTTCGTTCTTTTGGTGGTGATTGCGATTATGGCCATTTGCGTACAGGACGATAAGCGCAAGATTAAGGCACTGAAAGAAGCACGTGATTTTGCGCTTGGAACTCTGAGTACAGAAACCTCCCATAATGCTCGACTTGAGGCAGAAATTCAGCGTCTCCGCAAGATTCCTTTGACACAACCCCCAGAAAAGGTAGACAATTCAACCATCAAGGCCAAGTCTTCGGCGGATGTGCGCCGGTTGACAGAGGCAGCGTTTGGGTTGCAACCTGAGATTGGAGCACAGAATGACATCGAGTAAATTCGCACAACTCTTGCAAAATGAGTTGATTCTGCCCCGTGACCCGCACTTGGTGGCCCGGTTTGAGGCGCTTCTGGCCGAGAATTTCTCGGTAGACCCGGAAGAAGTGCCGATAGTCGTAGAACCTCAACTGAAACCGGTGGAGGATTGGACCAGAGACGGTTTGCTCGTTCCCAGGGATGCTCCAGAAGTGAACGCATCGCTTCCGGCTGATGGAGTAAACGTCGTGGAATCATTACCGGAATCGACCGAAAGTGAGGCAAAATAATGGCACGAGATGGCTTTGATGGACTCGGCAAGATGCGCGGCGGGGAGCGGAATAGCTCTTACATCCCCAAGCCGCATGGAGAAACCAAACCGCACGAATCGACTGAAGAGCAAGAGAAGAGCGACGGCGGCGGCGATCAGATTCACAGCATCCATGACCACGGCGATGGGACGTTCCACACGGAGCATCCCGACGGCACCCGCGAAGAGCATCCCGACCATCTGCATATGCTTGCCCACCTTGGCCACAAGGTAACGGACGGCGACAAGCACCACATCGTACATCACGACGGCATCGCAGCCCACTCCCACTCGATTGATGAGCAGGGACAGCATACGGACCATGGTGAGCACAACACCGCAAACGAGGCTCGTGAGGCGATGGACAAGTTTCTCGGCGAAGAGTCTGAGGAGCCGCAGCATCAGCACGGCGAAGCAGAGAACGAAGAAGGCCCAGCACTGGGCGGAATGTAACCGGGCGCAACGCCCAAGGAGAATGACGTGAAAAAGGAACTTTGCATTATCGGCGCGTTGCTTCTGGCTTCACTGCCCGTTTCAGCGCAGTATTATGGCCAATACGCCAGCGACATCAATGTCAGCAGCTTTGCCTATGGAGTCACACCCAATGGCGGACCGGCGCTTATTGTTGGGGCCGGCGGCGGAACTTCAGGAAGCTACTCAATCACGCTGGATTACGGAAAGACCTCTACCGGCGTGGGCGCATATCCTCTTTATCCATTTTCAGGGACCACCTATCCTCCGTTCGCAATCGGCTCCGGCGCGACCTATGAGGTTGTCACTCCGAGTTCGGCATCATGCACAACCGGCCAGGCGAACAGTTACCAGCAATGCGTATTGACGGCGACTTTCACTTATGCGCATGGCGCTGGAGATGTGGTGAGGGCATCGGATGGTGGAGTATTTGAGGCGACTCAATACTTTACGAGCATGGGCGTCCAGCGGCAGGTCGTGACTCTGACCAATGCCCAGATTCTCGCTCTGAATGCAACTCCGGTTCAATTGCTTCCCGCTCCCGGCGCTGGCCTGTTTTATCACGTGCTGAAGGCTACTCTCGTTGACGAGAATACCGGCACAGCCTATGCGAGTGGAGGCGTTCTGACTGTCGGATATGGTACAACGGCAGCCACAAATGCTCTTGCATCGACAGTTGCTGCGGCTTTCCTTACGTCGGGAACCACTATGCAGGAGATCAATGAAAGCGGCGTATTGAATGCGGTCCTTACTGCGGCCAACGTGCTCAATCAGCCCATCTACATCACCAATGCAACCGGAGCCTTCACTACAGGAACAGGAACCTTGAAGGTGATTCTGGAGTATTCTGTTTCGGTGCAATAATGCCATCAGTATCGAAGGCGCAACAAACCGCCATGCAAATCGCGGAGCACGCCCCTGGCAAACTCTATTCGAGAAACCGGGGGCTGCTCAAGATGTCCCATTCGCAATTACACGATTTTAGCGTTGGCTCCGAGAAGGGCAAGCCTGATCGGAAGGGGAAACTATATGGCGCGAGATAAAGACGACAAAATGGTTTTGATTGGAGGCGCTTGGGTATGGCTTTCCGATGTAGCATCTGTTGTACCTCTTAACCACCCAATTGTGAAAGATTTAACATTTCGTCCAAGAACCAAGTCTGCAATCTGTGTGGAATCATCTTCTTTGTTGCTTGAGGATGAACGAGAACCGCAAGAGCTTGTTGCAGACATCATGCGAGATGAGCGATGAGCAAACTCTATGCAGCAGACCGCAAGAAGATGCCGAAGAGTTCCTTTGCCGGACCTGGGCGCAGCTTCCCAGTCAATGATGCCACACACGCTCGACTGGCGATCAGCGGCGCAACCCGCAGCGAACACGCTGGCAACATCAGCGAATCGGAAGCCGAGCGCATCAAGTCCAAGGCGCGGGGAAAGTTGTATCAGCGATGAACCACAACGGCGCATACTGTGTACGCCACGCATGGAACGCCCTCACGCAAGGGCCGTGCTGCCAGTGCATGACCGGACAGCAAAAGCTCGATTACGTGTGGAAGCAGATGCGGGAAGCGCGGTTGTCGCCCAAGGACTGCCTGATTCAATGCCCGTACTGCCTGAGTATGATTACCGACGGAAAGCCGTGCTGTGACGTGATTGCAAGGGCAATGGCGGCGATTCTAGCGCGTGAGGATGTGGTGAACTTGGGAATCGAGGCCGCAAATCGCAACTAACGCCCTACTCCCGGATGGACTTGAAGCGGACGAAACCGGCCTGGACTCGGTTCCACAGCCCGATGATCCGCCAACCTACGGCGAGAATAACCGGGATATGCCTCAAGACTTGACTGACAAGCTAGAAGGCATCGTAAAGAAACTCCAAGACCAGGAAATGTACGACCGGCGCATCGAAGTGCTGCTCGACCGCATCATGCGCTTCTATTACGATGGAATCCAGCACGTTTACCCCAACTGGTCAACAGGTGTTTACCAGGTTGGTACGGCTGGCGGATATGTTGATATCGGTAATGGCCAGAATGTTCAATGCCCAATGTTTATGGGCGCTTACAACATTTTCAGAGCGCGTTGGCGTTCGCTCGATGCGGTGCTAACACAGAATCCTCCCGGCATTGGGTTCTCGGCGGATAAGCAGGATTCTGAGTCCATCGAGGCATCTGAGACGGCTGAAGGGTTCTGGGAGATATTCGACCGGTCGGAAAAAGGCGGCGCGGTAAAGAGGATTCAAAAGCGCGTCTCTTACATGATGGGAATGTCGGGCCGGACAATCGCATGGACGCACACGCTGAAATCCAAGGCGCGTTTTGGCTTGAATGATGAGGATGAGCCGCGCTCAATGGAGATGGCAGACATTTACGGAACAATGGAGTCCAAGGTTCCCATCGTCTGCAAGTGCTGGTCCGACGCGCCGTACTGCTTCCTGTTTGACGATAAGAATGTTCTTACCCTAAAAGCACAGAATGAGTGGATTCGCTCGAAGATCACCGCCGGGGAGTCGTCTATTGGCGAATCGGACTGGAATCGCTTTGCGCGAATCGGAGTCAAGCAAGCGAAAAAGGGATTCTTCCTTACAGGTCTGGCGCTGAATTACCTTACCACTGAGTTGAATGGTTTCCTTCGCCCCGAAGTGTTCCAAGACAAGATGTTCGACTCTGCTTATCCGGGCGCTGATGAAAAAGACGTGCGCGATGATGGCAAGGAGTTTACTTACCGCGACAAGTTCCTGCAACTGTTCCCCGATGGTTGCCACGTCAAGTATGTAGGCAAGTCATACTCAGAGAGCTGGAATGAGTGTCCTGACGATGCGATTGATATTGTGTTCCCGATGGAGCGCGATGGCATGACCGGCGGGGCGCTGATGGAGCCGATGAAGGTTGTCCAAGATGCCTACAACGACTACATGAACGCCAAGAGGGAGAATTACGAAACTGGCTGGAGTGTAACGTATTTCCGGGGCAGCGACGAAGATTATCAGGCTATCTCAAATCAGCGGTCACGGCCAAATGACTACATTCTTTTGAAAGAGGGGCCGCCAGACCAGGAGATCGGGAAGCAGATAGTTTACCGCGAACCTCCCGCAGCGCCTCCAGAGGGATTCGATGAGGCGATTGAAGAGCTTCGTGGGCCAGTGTCGCAGGATATTTCAGGATCGATGCCTGTCCTTCAAGGGGAATCTAAGTCTGGCGACCCAGCAGCAAAGACAGCAATGGAGCGTTCTCAGGCAATGGGGATGCTCGGCCCATCGTGGGGATATTTGCAGATTCTATTCGCCGGGATTGCAGAGAAGGCGGCGCGGCTGGCATCTAAGAATCCCGACCATGGAACGGAGATAGCCGTCGTTGGTAAGGATGGGGCGAAGATCACCGTAAAGATGGAACGGTTGAAAAAGGGCAAGTTCCATTCCCATGTGTCCGATTCATCTTTCCCGGA